GCAGTAGTAAATGCTAGGGTATAAATCGGCAACAAAATAATTTGACCTTGTAATAAAACTGTTATATACTAGTAGTTCCTTAGGAGACTTCTATGATTATTGGTGTATGCGGGTTTATTGGTTCAGGCAAAGATACCATTGCAGATTATCTTACTAACTTTCATGGTTTCCGACGAGAAAGTTTCGCAAACACTCTTAAAGATGCAGTGGCATACGTGTTTGGTTGGGACAGAACCATGCTAGAAGGTCGCACAAAACAAGCCCGTGAATGGCGAGAACAAGTAGATCCTTGGTGGAGTGAACGCTTAAACATGCCTAATCTTACTCCACGTTGGGTATTACAATATTGGGGCACTGAAGTGTGTCGTCGAGCATTTCACGATGATATCTGGATCGCAAGCCTAGAAAACAAACTCCGCAACAGCAAAGACGATATTGTCATTTCAGACTGTCGTTTCCCCAACGAAATCGCCAGTATTCGAAATGCAGGCGGAATCGTTATCCGTGTACGTCGTGGTGAAGAACCTGAATGGTATGAAGATGCTGTCAATGCAAATCGTGGAGAAAATGGTAATTTTGCCTGGGCTACTAGTCGCAGTCGTCTTGAAAAGCTAGGCATACACGCTAGCGAAACTGCTTGGGTTGGCACTCGATTTGACCATGTTTTTAACAATGATTCAACTATCGATGACCTGTTTGCCAAGGTCAAAGGTCTGGTACAAGATCCCCTTGCCGCCAGCGAATACCCTCTTTATGCAGGACTCGAGCACAGTTAGCACAGACAGTTTTTAAGTTACCATGTTGGCAGTTGTTCAAATTACCGTCAACATGGAACACGCTAAAAACTTCTTTGTGGGCACTTCTAAACCCACATTTATCACATAAACTCTTAACTGAGTATCCAGCAGTGGCCCAACGTGGTGCTGTAACACCTCTGCTACAGGAACCACACTGACTCCTATAAAAAGGCTTGCCTTGTTTGTAGTAATTAATGGCTACAGGGTTGCGGCCGCACATACATAATGGTCTCATATTTTATTTAAGCCTTTTTACGGCCTTTTTATAGTGCTATTCGAGCACCAAAAAGTCTATCTGCCATAAATACATTAACAGTATGTCATCATGGAGATAACACAATGGCCCAATTAAGTTCACCAGGCGTTAGCGTAACGGTAATCGACGAATCGTTTTATACACCAGCCGCAGCCGGTACAGTACCTTTATTCTTAGTTGCTTCAGCTAGCAACAAAAAAAATGGAGCTGGCACAGGCACAGCACCCGGAACGCTAGCCGCAAACGCTGGCAAAGTATACTTGCTAACAAGTCAGAAAGATTTATCAGACACGTTTGGTGTTCCTTCTTTCTACACTGATGCTAGCAACAATCCAATACACGGTAGCGAGATTAACGAATACGGTCTCGAAGCTGCCTACAGTTTCTTAGGAGTTTCAAATCGTGCATACGTTGTACGTGCTGACTTAGATCTATCACAACTAGTAGGAACTTCAACAGCACCAACTAGCCCTCCAGCAGATGGCACATATTGGTTAGATACTGTCAATACTAAATGGGGTGTGTTCCAGTGGAATGCCGCTAGTGCAACCACAGCAGGTGGACAGACATTTACCAATCAAACAGCAACAGTTATCACAGATACCTCATTACTAAGTTCAGGAGTTCCATTATCCAGCTATGGTACTATTGGACAGTATGCAATCGTAGCAACAACTACACTATTAAAAACCTACTTGAAAAAGTATCAAACAGATACAGCGGCAGGTACATGGGTTGAAGTAGGAACATCAGCATGGGCCGCAAGTTGGCCGGCTGCTACAGGTACTACACAAAATCCAACATTGATAAGCGGTGATACACTTGTAATTAATACAGTAAGTACCACTGGTGTAACAACTCTATCAGCATTAGTAACAGCTATCAATGGTAATGCCACACTAACCTCAGCAGGTATCAAAGCGGCAGTGCTCAACGGTTACTTGAACATCTATTCAACAGGTGTAGCAGTTGCAGTTAGTGGAACTACTGTTGCTAAAGTTGGACTAACAACTGGTTCATATCTAGCACCTGCGCTAACAACCAGCGCACACACTTCAGTTCCATTGTACAAGATTGTTGACCAAGCAAGTTATGTTGCTGGTTATCCAACAGGGTCAGTATGGATTAAAACAACTTCAGCTAACATGGGCGCAGACTATATTCTTAAGAAATATAGCGGAACAGCCGGAGCATTCCAATCACAAAGCGTTGGCATTTATGCTAATGCTTCAACAGCACTTTATAGTTTAGACTTTGCTGGCGGTGGTTTAAATCTACCAGTTGGCACAGTTTATGCCAAGTATAATGACAGTGAATCAGGCACAGTAACTGGTAGCGTTAAATTCTACATCCGTTCAGGAGTAGGTGCAACCACTATTAGATCAAGTGTAATCGGCACTACATTCACAGCAGGCACTAATACATTTACACTAGCTGAAAGCACTCCAGGCAGTGCGTCAGTGGGCTCAGCTATTAGCGTTTCATTTACAGCAACAGCCGCATCATCAGATGCTAACTTGTTATTGACAGCTATACAGGCCGCCGGGTTCGTTAACATTACTGCTAGCCTAAACAGCGATAACTCAATTACGATTACACATAACGATGGCGGAGAAATTCGTCTAGTAGATACTGCCAACGATCCGTTAGCTAAGATTTTCTCAACTTCGACTACTGCTAACTTTTATGCTAGTCCAACAGGCACAGCTAAAAACTATGTTGCCAGCTTGTGGAGCCCAACAGTAGCAGGATCAGGATTTATCACTATATCAAATTCAGCACCAACAAGCATTCCAGCAGATGGTCAACTATGGTATAACAACGCACTGTCAGATGTAGACGTTATGGTGCATAACGGTACAACATGGGTTGGCTATGCAAACTACAGTCAGCTTGCAGGTGGTACATCCACTGACCCGGCTGGCCCGATCATCAGTGCTACACAACCAACTACACAAAGTGATGGTACAGTATTGGCCAACGGTGACTTATGGATCAGCACTGCTAAGATCGAATCTTATCCAATGATCTACAAGTATAATCTTACAACTCAGAAATGGGTACTAGTAGATAACACAGATCAAACTAGTGAAAACGGCATTGTATTTGCTGATGCACGTTGGGGTGCCGCTGGTGCAACAGGTGCAACAGCCGCTTCGATCGTATCATTGCTATCAAGTGACTACCTAGATCCAGATGCTCCAGATCCAGCACTATATCCAAAAGGAACATTGCTATGGAATCTACGTCGTTCAGGTTATAATGTTAAACAGTACAAGAGATCTTATTTCACATTTGGTTCAGGAATTAAAAATGCTCGTATGAGCAATGCTGATACTGCCAGCTACTCAGGTACAAATCGTTGGGTGTCAGTTGCTCCTAATGACTATCAAGGTGCTGGACAGTTTGGACGTAAATCAGTACGTGCTGTTGTAGTCAAGGCTCTAACAGCAATGACAAATTCAAATCAATACATCCGTGACGAAGAAAGTCGTGTGTTTAACTTGATTGCTAGTCCAGGCTATGTAGAAATGATTGCACCAATGGTAAGTCTAAACTATGATCGTGGATTGACAGCATTTGTTGTAGGTGATACACCTGCACGTTTAGCCAGCGATGCTACTACACTAAGCAACTGGGGCAATAACACAGGACTTGCCGCTGACAACAGCGACACAGGTCTAGTATCAACAGATCCATACTTGGGCGTTTACTATCCATGGGGATACACAACAGATTTATTAGGTAACAACATTGTTGTTCCACCAAGCCACATGATGCTACGAACAATCGCTCTAAGTGATAACGTTAGCTATCCATGGTTTGCACCAGCTGGTGTACGCCGCGGTGGTATTACAAATGCCAGCTCAGTAGGTTACATTGATTCACTAACAGGTGAATTCCAAGTAACTGCATTGAACACTGGACAGCGTGATACCCTAGCAGGTGTGCATGTTAATCCGTTGACCTACTTGACTGGAACAGGACTAGTAGCATACGGACAATATACACGTCAATTAACTGCAAGTAGCCTAGATCGTGTTAACGTAGCTCGTCTAGTAATTTATCTACGTCGTCAATTGTCATTGTTGGCTAAACCATATGTGTTTGAACCAAACGATACAATTACACGTAACGAAATTAAAAATGCGGCAGAGCAGTTACTATTAGAATTAGTTGGTCAACGTGCTATCTATGACTTCTTAGTAGTTTGCGACACTAGCAACAATACTCCAGCGAGAATTGATAGAAGTGAACTTTATTTAGATATTGCGATTGAACCAGTCAAGGCAGTCGAGTTTATCTACATTCCATTGCGCTTGAAGAACACTGGTGAAATCAAAGGCCTTGGCGGCAAATAATTAGGAGAAACTAAATGTCAATCGCATCATTATCAAGATTTACAGTACCGCTAGCTAGCAATCAAAGCAGTGCAACACAGGGCATGTTGATGCCAAAATTAAGCTATCGTTTTAGAATTAGCTTTGAAAATTTTGGCGTTAGCGGACAAACTGTAGAGTTAACAAAACAAGTATCAGAAGCCGCTCGTCCAACTGTTAAGTTTGAAGACAAGACTATCGAAGTTTACAACAGCAAGATTCACTATGCTGGTAAACCTACATGGACTGCTATCACAGTTAAACTACGTGATGATATAACTAACGCAGTTACTAAACTAGTTGGCGAACAGCTACAAAAGCAATTTGACTTTTTTGAACAAAGTTCAGCGGCTTCAGGTGGTGACTATAAATTCCTAATGCGTCTAGAAATGCTTGATGGTGGCAATGGTGCCGAAGGTGCTAATGTTATCGAAGAGTGGGAACTATATGGTTGCTATGTTGATTCAGCTAACTACGGAGCATTGAAGTATGCTGGTGCAGACGTACAGATGATCGATATCTCAATCCAATACGACAACGCACAGCAGATTATTCCAGCAGGCGGCCTAGGTAATCCAGGATTTACCCAAACTAAGGGTACAGCGGCAACTGGCGCTGGTGGCGCAACACGATAATAATTAACCCACTTAGGTGGGTTTTTTATTGGTTAATCATTAACTGACCATATTAAGTTACATATAAATACTGTATGGCCTTTACACCTAATAATTATTTACGATCAAATACAAATGTATTGCTAAGAGATCAGCGGCATGCATCGCGCCTGTTCGCTGATGATCAGTTTCGTCTAGCACCCAAATTTAACTGGTTATTCCATGTGGCCTTTGGAATTAATCCTGCCGCATTAAAAACTATCGATATTGCTCAGCGACACGGCAATGAAATTGGCATGTTGGTTAAAAGCGTAACGCTACCTAAGTTTACCATGGCGACTGATCAAGTTAATCAGTACAACAGGAAAAAACAAATACAGCGCCAGCACAAGTTTGAAAGTTCTACTATAAAATTCCATGACGATAATATGAGCTTGATCAATAATCTATGGCAAAATTATTATAGTTATTATTATGCTGATTCGAGATCAGCACTGAAAGCTGGTGCATACAATAGAAATGCCATAAGAAATTTCGATAGTATTACCAGTAACTATGGTCTAGATAACGGCAGTACTATCCCGTTTTTTACCTATATTAAAATATATCAAATGGCCCGTCACGAGTACGTTAGCTATACATTACATAATCCTATCATTAAAAGTTGGGATCATTCAACTGTTGGTTACGAAGATAAAAATCTACACGACTTTACTATGATGGTAGACTATGAAGCAGTTAGCTACGGTAGCGGACAGGTAACAGCCGGAGATCCAATTGGGTTTGGTGTAGAGCACTATGACAGCAGTCCTAGCCCGCTACAATCACTAGGTAGTCTCGATGGAGCAAGTCCAAGTTTTCTTAATAATTCAAATGTTATTAATAATGCAGGTAGTTTCTTAGCTAACCTAGTAGAAACTAACAACACCTATGCAAATAATCAACAGGCTAATAACTCAGCAGGTGCCGGAACATCAACTACAACTACTAATCAAACTACTGGCGGCATACAAGATACTGCATTTCCTACAACAAATTCTACTAGCAATACTACCCAAGCATCTAACTCAACCGTAGGACAATAACATGATTAGTAATTTACCACCAGCAAACAGTGCAACTACTGATACTAGAGAATTTTTTGATAAGTTTTTCAAAAATCAAATTAGCTTTCCTGCTAACGAAATCGATGCCGCTGTAGGTTTTTTTATGAAACGTGGTTTTGATGTAGAAAGTGCTCGTAGTACAGCGATTGTACTACTGAATCAAAGTCGTATAGACGGTGTTCCTGTATTTCAATTACTAGATACTATGAAAAGTTTAACTGATGTACAGTTGAGTCAAATCGTAGCTCAGGTGCTTAATGCATACAGAGAAAAAACTAGTATATTAGGCTACAGAATTTCACCCATAGTAAATCTATACGAAACACGCAACATTCTAGTATAATATGGCCAGCAAATTTGCACAAGGCAAGTTTACCATGCGCCACCCGGAAAAGTATGTTGGGCTAAAAGTTCCCACATATCGTTCCAGCTGGGAATGGAGTTTTATGAACTTCTGCGATACTAACGTCAATGTGGCAAAATGGGCCAGTGAAGCTATACAAATTCCCTACAGAGACCCCTTAACTGGCAAACAGACTGTGTATGTACCTGATTTTTTCATTCAGTATAAAGACAAGTTTAATCAAGTTCTTACTGAACTAATTGAGATTAAACCAGCTAGTCAGACAATATTAGAGCGTGTGGGCAAGAACAAATACAACCAAGCACAGTTTGTTAAAAATCAAGCAAAATGGGCCGCGGCAAGTGCATGGTGTAGGCAACAGGGCATTAAATTTCGTGTAGTTAACGAAAATGATCTCTTTGGCCAAGTTTAAGTATAAGTAATAGTATGACTAAAAAACTTGAAGAATTGCTTAATTTGCCTGAAAGCAAAAAAATTATCAAGGCAGAAGAAAAGAAGAAAGACTTGCCTGCAGATCCACAACCGTTCCTGCGTAGTATGGAAGAATTTGACAAGATTTCGGCTGCGCTACCTCGAGTAAGCGGTCTGGGCGATCTAGCAGATAGTGAATTCGATGCACTGGCGCAACGTGCTACTGATGCCTATGACGACCTAATGGACTTGGGCATGAATGTAGAAGCACGTTATTCAAGCAGAATTTTTGAAGTAGCAGGCGGCATGCTTAAAAACGCAATTGATGCAAAATCAGCTAAAATTGACAAAAAACTCAAGATGATCGAACTCCAGCTCAAGAAGCAAAAGCTGGACCAAGACACGGCCGGTGATGATAGTGTTACACTTCAAGGCGATGGTTATATAGTTAGTGACCGCAATAGTCTTCTTGAAAAACTTAAAAATATGAATAAATAATGTATCAGGACTAGACCATGAAATCATTCAAAGAATACCTAGTAGAAAATAAAAAAATCTA